GTTTCGCTCTCGCGGCTGCACATTCCGGGGGTGTCGATAGTTCGCTCTCGCGCCCGCACATTCGGGGGGTGTCGATAGTGGAGCCGATCCGCTCTTGACGCCGGGGCTCATTATCGTCATCGCTGTGTTGCTTAGTTGGCTCATTTGTTCGGGACCGCCCGTCGGTCGTGAAGGCGTCGCTGGCCGCGGTTTATGCAGCGGACGCGGCGGTTAGGCGCGAGGTGGCGGGCGTTTGAGCCGGGTTGGCGCGGGTTGCTATTCGGACAACTTATGGAGAGGCCGGGACATGAACAAATTACTATTGACTAGCGCATTTATTGCCGCCTTCGGCGCCGCGCCGACAAAGGCGGCGACCGAGATCACGGTCGAGAACATTGGCTCGATCCTCAACCAGTCTCTCGCGCTCCCGGCCCAGGACACGCCTGGCGGCGGCATCGGCTTCGAGCAATTTTTCGAGTTCAGTTTGCCGACCAGGGAAACCGTCACGGTGTCGATGAGCGACAGCGCCATCGGCCTGCAACGGATCACCGGCGGCGTGCTTTCGCTCAACGATTTTACTTCGAGCGCGCCGACTTCGCCCTTCCAACCGATCGGGACGCTGATCGAATCATCGCCGATCCTCAATGTCACTGGCGGCCAGGAAGCGACGGTCAGTCCTGACATCTTGAGCGCGGGCTCATACTTTGCTGAGCTTTCCGGCGCGAGCGGCCTGGCGCCGATCCACATTGCGATCGACGGCACCATCACCGCGGTCTCGACGCCCGAACCTTCGACTTGGGCGATGTTGGCGCTCGGTTTCGGCGCGATGGCGTTCCTCGGCTTGCGGCGCAAGTCGGCCCGGTTTGCGTTCTAAGTTAGCGGACCTCTGACGGCGGACCGGCAGCAGGCGAGCTAAGGGAGAGGCGAGCCCGGTCCGCCCCGGCGAACCTCTCCCGGTCATCTTGAGCATGGGCTCATGGGCGACATCGTCAAATTCGAGCCGACCAAGCCGGCCAAGCCGAAGCTGGTCTATCGGGACGACAAGCCGGACCTCGACTGGTGGTCGACCGCCCGGGACGATTACAGCGTCCTGCTCTCGATCACCGGGCCGTCGAGCATGACGGGCCTATCCATGCCGCCGCACCGGGCGCGGGCGCTGGCGGCCGAGCTTGTGCATTGGGCCGACGCAGTCGAGGTCGGCCAAGGCGAGCTTTGCTTCGAGGACCTCGGCGATGCGAGCTAGGGTGAAAAACGCAACGGTTGCGCATTTGTTCGCCGCTGTTCTCGCTCTCGGCCTCATCGGCGCGGGCGCGGAGGCGAAGGCGGCTGTCTGCGGCGCCGGCGCTTATCACGCGGGCTGCGTCGGGCCGCGAGGCGCGGTCGGCGTGCGTCGGCCTGTTGGCGGCGCGGCGGTCGTTCGGCGGCCCTATGGCGCCGCAGTCGTTCGGCCGGTGGCCCGCCCGGGCGTCGCCTGCGTCTGGCGCGCCGGCGTCCGCATCTGTCGATGAGGGCTGACCCGCTCAGCCTGACGATCGCGATCGAGGCTGAATTGCACAGCCTAACGCCGATTCCGGTCGACACGATCACCATGCAGGCCGCGAACGGGCAGCGGATCGTTATCCATCTTGCGACCGGAGAAGTGGACCTTTGCGGGCTGACGCCGAGCGAGGGCGCCCGCCTCTTTTGGGACGCCGTCCAGCGTCACTTGGGGAGATTTACCGATGCGCACCGGCAAGCCGCCGATGCCGACGCACCTGAAATTGCTGCGGGGCAATCCGGGCCAGCGGGCGCTCAATAAGCGCGAGCCGGAGCCGACGCCGCCGACCGAGCCGCCGGAGCCGCCGGCCGATCTGGGCCCCTACGCCAAAGAGGAGTGGAACCGGATCATCGTCGAGGCCTTCCGCCTCCGCTTGGTGACCGTGGTCGATATCCAGCCGCTCGCCGCCTATTGCGACGCTTACGAGCGCTGGCGGAAGGCGCGCGAGATGATCGCCGCGATGGCGGCGCGCGATCCGGTCTTGCAGGGCTTCATCGTCAAAACGCAGTCGGGCGGCGCGGCCCCGAATCCCTTGGTCTGGATCGCCCAAAACGCCGCGCGCGATATGGTGAGATACGCGAGTGAGTTTGGACTTACCCCTGCCGCCCGAACGCGGCTCACGGCGGTCGAAGCGATCGGCCAAGGCAAATTCGCCGGCCTTCTCGGCGGGACCTATCCAGCGGACTGACCGCGGCAAGCAGCTCGCCGACCGGGTCATCCAGTTCATTCAGACGCTATCGGTCCCGAGCGGTCATGGACAGGGCAAGCCGTTCGTGCTCATGCCCTGGGAACAACGGTTTATCCGCGACATTTACGAACCGCAGCGCGGCGGGCGCCGGGTGGTCCGCCGGGCCATCCTCTCGATCGCCCGGAAGAACGGCAAGAGCGCGCTGATCGCCGCGCTCGCGCTTTCGCACCTGGTGGGCCCGGCGGTCATTCCCAACGGCGAGATTTATTCGGCCGCCAACGATCACGAACAAGCCGGCATTATCTATAAGTTTGCTAGACAAATGGTGGAGCGCGAGCCGGAGCTTATGGCCCGCCTCGACCTCATCCCGTCGACCAAGACGATGATCGACCGGCCGAGCGGCTCGGTGTACCGAGCGGTGTCAAGCGAGGCCTCGACCAAGCACGGTTATTCGCCCTCGGTCGTGATCTATGACGAGTTGGCGCAGAGCAAGAGCCGCAACCTTTACGACGCCTTCGACACCGCCTTCGGCGCCCGCATCGAGCCGCTGTTCATCGCCATCTCGACGCAGTCGAACGACCCGGAGCATATCCTCTCGAAGCTGATCGACGACGGCGTGCTGGGCCTCGATCCGTCGATCATCTGTCACCTCTACTGCGCCGACGAGGGCTGCGCGCTCGACGACGAGAAGCAATGGGCGAAGGCGAATCCAGCGCTCGGCGTGTTCAGGGACCGCGAGGATCTGGCGACCGCGATCCGCAAGGCCATCCGCATGCCGGCCGAGGAGCCGAAGGTCAGGAACCTCTTTCTCAATCAGCGGGTGTCGCCGCTCGCGCCGTTGGTGTCGCGGGCCGAATGGCTTGACTGCATCGGCCCGGCCGAGTTCGTCGCCGGCGAGGAGGTCTATCTCGGGCTCGATCTCGCGTCGGTGATCGACCTCGCGGCCCTGGTCATGGTGTCCGTCGCTGACCCGGCCAAGGTCGCGCCGCTATTCTGGAAGCCAGCGGCGCTGCTCGCCGAGCAATCGCAACGCGATTTCGGCAGCGGAAACAACCGCTATCAGGAATGGGCTAACGCTGGGCTTCTGCGGCTCAGCCCCGGCCGTTCGATCGATCCGGCGGTTATCGCCGCGGCGATCGCCGAGCTTAGCCAGCGGTTCAATATCCGCGGCCTGGCCTATGACCGCTGGCGGATCGAGGAGTTGCTGCGGGCGTTCGACAACATCGGCTTGCAGGCGTTCAACGGCGACAAGGATAAAAAGGGCGTCGGCTTGCGCCTCGTTCCATGGGGGCAGGGCTATCGCGACATGGGGCCGAGCGTCGACGCGCTCGAACTGGCGATCTTCGAGCATCGGCTGGTCCACCCGAGCCACCCGATCCTCAATTGGAACATGGCGAACGCGGTGGCCAGCCTCGACCCGGCCGGCAACCGCAAGCTGAACAAAGACAAGGCGCGCTTCCGCATCGACGGCGCCGTCGCCCTGGTCATGGCGATGGGGCTTCGAGGACGCGATCGCGCCGGGCAGATGATCGATATCGCCGCTTTGATCGGCTGACTCAAATGAAGGTTTGACGGGAGGCGGAAATGCTGAGCCTCGGCGGAATTCTCCTCGGCTTGATCGACATCGCCATCGCGGTCGCGATCCTGCTCTTGATCGGCGCGATTGTCCTATGGGTGCTGCAATGGATTTTCCAGGTCGCCGTGCCGTGGAACGTCCAACGGCTTTACATCGGCGTCGTCGCGCTGATCGCGCTTTACATGCTGGTCGAGCTATTGCTCGGCGTGCCGATCCATTTGTTCGTCGGCCGGCCGATCACATGACGGCACTTCGTCGCCGATCATGAGCAGGACCGCCTTGGCCGCTTCGCGATCGATGCGGAAGCATTCGCGGCCGACCATTGCGGCCACCTCGGCGAGTTCGGGAGACATTCTCCGTCTGGCCGCGGCGTCGAATTCGCGCCGGACATTACGCGAGCGGAAATGCTCAAGCACCAGCGCCTCCGCGGTATGGCGATCGTCGACACGGACGACGCACACGGTGCGGAACACCAGCGGCAGATAGGCTTTGTAGCCTCGATCGCGGCTGGCGAGATCGCCGGCCTTGCCGAGTTTGACTAAGCCGATCAAACGCTCCACGCCCGGGATCGATCTGCACTCGGGGAGTACGTCGGTGATCTTGATGTAGATGAAGCCGGCGCTCATGCCTGGAAGTCGAACGAAAGCTGGCGAGCGGCCAAGTCCGCGCGCTCGGCGCGGATCGCGAGATAGGCGTGGATCCTGGCGAGGCGGGCCTTGCGCTCCTCGGCGGCGAAAACGGCGGCCCGCTCGGCCCGGGCGATCCACGCCTCGCACTCCCGCTTCGAATAGAAGCGCATGGCGTCGCCGTCGGCGTCGACGACGCACCACATGGTGCGGCCGGCGCCCTTGACGATCCGATAGGCGGGAGCGCCCATCAGTTCAGCTTCCGCGGGTCTTGAAGGCGGGCGGCCAGTTCGGCCTCTTCCTCGGCGGTCAGGTCGCCAGGAACGAACAACTGGCCCTGGCTGACGAAGAGCAGGCCGTCCTCGATGAGGCTGGCCAACGGCTCTTGGGTGAAGAGATCGTCCATTGTCTTGTTGTCCTTTCCGTTTCGGTTGTCGGAAGCGGCGCTCATGAGAGCGCCGCCCGGATCGCGGCGAGGCGGGAATCCGCCTCGGCTTGCGAGAGGTGGACCTCGATAAGGCCCACGTGGTCGCTGATGGCGACATAGTCGCCAAAGCGGCCGACCTTCGCCTCGACGCGAAGGGTGCCGGCGCGAATCGCCAAGGCGATCGCGACGTCGGTGGAAGAGAGAAGCCGCATAGCGCGCTCCTAAAAATGCGGGCGGAATTGCCCGGCCTCTTGGCGTCCGGCCCCGGGCTCGAGTGGCCCGGGCGCCGCCGGGGGTGCCCCCTCCCGGTGGGAGAGGCGGACCGTGCCGCCTCCGTCTTCACAATATAGGGCACGCTGCCCTAGGGCACAAGAGCTAAGCACCCGTTTTTGCAGAAAATAACGCATGAACGTTATCGCCAAATCCAAGGCGTTCCCGAAGCGCAAGCCGGCGCTGCTGCCGCAAGCGACCGGGAGCGCCGAGACATTCGTCCGCTACGTGACGGCGCAGGCGCAGGCGCAGCTTCTCCGCGTCGATCCGCTCGCCGTCGCCAATAGCCGCTGGCCGTCCGACAAGAGCGTGCGCGACGTCATCCGCGCGGTCACCGAGCCGCCGGCGGACTTGAGCACGGTCCCGGCGCTGGCGGTGGTCGGCACCGATTTCGTCGAGAGCTTGAAGCCGATCTCGGCCGCGGCGCAGATCATGAGCAACGGGCTTCTGCTCAGCTTCGACCGCTACGCCCGCATCGTCCTGCCCGACTTCACCGACCTCGACGAATTACCGACGCCGTTCGTCGGCCCCGGCCAGCCGGCCCCGGTCGCCGAGATGCACGCCCAAGCGACCGCACTCGAGCCGTTCAAGATCGAGGTCCTGATCACCGCCACCAAGGAGACGATCCTGGGCGGCAACGCCGACCGGCTGATCGGCGACACGCTCAAACGGCAGACGGCGTTCGCGCTCGACAAGGTCCTATTCGACGCCCACCCGGGCGACGCCACCCGGCCGCCGGGCCTGCGCGCCGCGGCCCGGCTCGCCGAGTCGGTGTCGATCGATAATTTCACCGCCATGATGCAAGACGTGGGGCGGCTGGTCGGCGCGGCCGAGCATATCGCCGCCTCGTCGCAATTCTTTTTCGTCGCCCGCTCGCGTCGGATCACGGCGATGCGGACCATGATGAAGGTCGTCGCGCCGAATCTGACGCTGCTGCCGAGCGCCGCGGCCCAAGCCTTGCCCGAGAGCGCGCTGCTGTGCGTGGTGCCGCTGGCCTTCGCCTCCGCGGTCGGCTTGCCCGAAGTCGAGATCGTCGAGCACGCGAGCGTCGAGATGAACGACGCGCCGGGCTCGCCCGATCTCTCCCAGGCGCAACGGGTCCGGTCGCTGTTTCAGACCGACACGGTCGGCATCAAGCTCCGCATCCCGGCCTCGTGGGCCTTGCGCAATCCGGCCGGCGCGAACTGGGTGACGGCGGTCTGGCCTTCCGATATCGGCGGCGGCGGCGAGGGCATGCCCGAGGCGCCCTTCGATGAATTCAGCTATGGCCGCCATCAAGGCGGATGGCATCCGGTCTGCGACGAGACGCCGGCCGATGCGTCGCCGATACCGTATGTGCGGGCGAGCGCCGGCCCGTCGGGCGGCTGGTATCCGCTCGACAATTTCCTGGTGCAATATGCGCCGCTGATTTCGCCGGCCTTCGGCGGTCAGCCGCGCGCGCCCCATCCGCCGGCGGCCGACGCCAGCGATCGGATCGCCACCACCCAATTCGTCCGCGACAACGCCGGCTCAGGCGGCGGCGGCATCGAGGAAGTGCCAGGGACGAACGGCGCCTATGCGCGGGTGCGCAGCGGCGGCACCGCGACCTGGCTCGATTTCAACACGATGCGCGTCGCCGGCCTCGACTCGCCGCAATTCGCCGGCGCGCCGACCGCGCCGACGCCTGACTCTGACGATGCTCTCACCGACCGATTGGCGACGACCTTCTACGTCGCCAGAGACTTCCTTCCGCGAATTGGCGGCCAGATGAGCGGCCCGCTGATAACCGCGCCCGGCACCAGCCTGACCAGTCCTGGCCTGGCGATCGGCGACAACGCGACGGGGTTCCTGAAATCAGGCGCTGCGCTCATCCTTGGCGTCAGCGGCTCGATGGTGTCGCAATGGTTCGCTGACAGCATCATGGTGACGGTGCCGCTCAACATGGCGTTGCAGAAAGTCACCAACGTCGCCGATGCGACGGCGGATGCGGACGCGCTCAACCGCCGCACCGGCGACGCCCGCTATCTGCGAGCCGGCGCGACCGACTTCCTGAATACCGCCGGCGGCTCGATGACCGGCCCAATCCACATGATCGGAACCAGCGGCCCGGCAGTTGACGCCCCGGTGGTCTTCGGTGTGCGCGGCGCTCAGATTGCTTGGAGTGAATCCGGCAATGGGCTGATCGTCACCAAGGGCCAGGGCAACGCGCCGTTTGACATCGTCAACAACGACGGCAGCAATCGGCGGCCGATCATCGACCAAGCGCTCGGCGACGCCCGCTATCTGCAGTTGGTGCAAGGCGGCGCCGTTACCGGCCCGCTGACGCTGTGGAACAACCCGACCATCGACCAAGACGCGGTGACGAAGGGCTATGTCGATGCGCGCTCTAGCCCGCGCGCGCCGCTCGTCGTCTACGACATCCCGAACAACGTCACGATCGAGGCGGATGGTCTGTGGCACGACCTCGCCTCGGTGCCGATCACGCTCCCGCCGCGCAGCGGCCTGTCGATGATCATGATCAGCGTCAACTGCAATTTGAACGGGATCGACAACGTCGGCTGCGTCGCCGCGCGCCTTGGCATCGCGCAGGGCTTGGGGAGCCGAGAGCAGCGCATCTTCGCCTTCGGCGCCGGCGCAACGAGCACCGGCGTTGCGTTCAATTTGTTTTACGACGCCAACAGCGGCGCCGGCAATGTGCCGGTTCAATTGCGCTTCATCCAGGTCGGCGG